AGTCCTGAATCTGACGAAATGTTACTTGAAGCACTTGATCCTATTGTAAACGAAATAGAAGATCGGATGCATGAAAAACTTGAAGCGTTTCAATCTTCTTTTTTTGGTTCCCTGGGTGCGGCCAGTAAAAAATTAGACCAGGCAACAGGCCAAGCAACAATTAAAGCAGTAACCAGGGATAACCCAATTATGGGGTTTGTGGCTGAATACCTTATGAAAAGAGGGGGTTTAGACCAATTTACAGGGCTAAACACCCCTAATAACGTGTCGGAAAAGCCAAAACAAAGCGAAAAATTAGGCCTAAAGTAGTCCTTTTTTAATATTATATATATAATATAGGTATTCAACCTTCTAGTTATTATACTAGAATAAGTGTATTATTGTTTATTTTAAAAACAAATATAATATTATATAATGGCTCTTTTATGTAGTTTTGGTGAGACAATGACCTTCTATGACAAAAGTATATGGGAAGAGCTTGGACGGATTCGCGAGGTGTTAGCCTTGCAGACTACCCTAATGGGGTTCAATACAATGAGAGGACAAGAAATGCCTGAATCAGATGAAGCCTGGTTGTTAGAGATTATAACCAAGGCTGAGACTTTAGCGTTTCCTGAGAAACTTCAATTTGATACAGATCTTAAAAGAGGTAAATAATGGGAAGAAAGAGACTAGGAGTTATTCCCGTATCTATTAGTATGGATCGTAAGCTATCAGATTTGATAGATAGATACCTGGAGAAAAATAAGGGTACAAGATCACATGTTGTAAATATGGCGCTGGATGCCTATGAGCCTTTAGCCGCTTTTGATATTTACCGCGATTATTGGGAATGTGACAATGTAAAATGTCGCCAACAAAACCACCCCAAGGCGGAAAAATGCGAATATTGCGGAATGATCGCTTTATGGGTAATCAAAAAAGAACACCTGGAAAGGTTACCTCAGTATTAAGTAGCTACGCATATGTGAGTAGGCTGGGAGACTCGAAGGCCTCCCCACTCAACCAGGAGTTACACCAAACATGGCAGCAAGACGAAAACCAAGAAGGGCTCGCAGAAAGCGATCCTTTTCAATAAATCTTTTAGAAACAGGAGCAGGCCTTGCATTTTTGCAGGCCGCAGATGCAGGCACAGCCGCTAATCAGATGATTGGTGGAAATATCGCAGGGGGATTGAAAACCCTGGGAGATGCATTCAAAACAAATAAGAATGACTTCATTAAAATTGGAGTAGGTACACTTGCTGCCAAACTGGTTTTATCCAGTATGGGTGGTTCTAAGGTATTGGGAAGCGTGGGGCCCCTTAAACTCCGTGCATAGAGGAAAATATGGCAATAGTAATTAGTAGATCTGAAAGTGGTCTAAGCGCAACAACAAGTTTCCAGGCACTGGATAACTTAGCAGGAGCCAGCGTAAGCAGCTCATTTACCGTACCAACCAACGTATCGTCCCTGAAATCTTTGTCAATAGCGTGTGCTGCTGATGGAGCAGGTGAGGAATTCTGTTCCCTGGTTAAAGTTTCAGGAAACGCAATGCGTGACGGTGATGCAGTTTTTGCAGGCGGCGGACAAATGACAATGGGAACTTCAACAGGAAGCAACCAAAACTTCGTTCAGTATGATACTGATCTTGGAGTACAACCAGGAAACTCTTGTGAGTTCTCTGTAGCAGTTACAACCGCAGCAGCAATTGATATTGTAGTTACAGCGCAGTTCGCTTAAGAGTCTCATGGCTCTCGCAGGCGGCGGCGGTGCAGGAAACGTAGCTGGTAGTAATCCTAGTGGAACTGGTACCAGTCTAAATTATGTAGGGAGAGATCCGATTCATGCATACGCATATTCTGGTACAATAGCAATAACGGGTTCAGCTACTACAATGCTAGAGTTTGTAACAGCCGAACAATATGTTTTAGGTGAATTAAATTTTTCTGGAGTATGGGGTAACCTGGGTAGTTCGGCTGTCACTATGACATTAAACATTAACGGAGAAGATACTATAGTTAATACAGTAGCTAATACAAGTGCCAGGGATGTTGAAGGTACACCTTATCCGATCCTTTTACCACCTTTTAGTAAAATAATAATATCAATGAGCCAGGCAAGTGGAAGCGATAGAGATTTTCAAGCTACTATAGTAGGGAGAGTATACTAATGCCTAAGAAAAAACTAACTAAAGCCCAGGTAAAGCGTAAGCTAAAGACCTGCAGTAATGCAATGTATGATATGATCCTTGACAAAATGGGACATGCTAACAGTGATGTGCCAATGTCATTACCTAAGTTAATGGAAATGCATAAGCTATTACAGAACGCTACCAAGCGGATGAAGTGAATGCAACCAGGCGGCAAGAACATTGTGATCAATGCCAACGAGACAGTTCAGGACATGTCTGGCAAATCGTTGGAACAATGGTTACTGCGAGTATGTGTCATGTATCTCTTATTTGGCGAGAAAGCAATGGGGATGATCTAAGTGGCTTATGTATTGATTCCTGAAGGGTTTACCTTACAGAAGGTTACCAGGGCAGAACAAGTTGCTGTAGACGAGTATTTTGGACGTGAGAGAAAGGGATCATATCTTGAAGGTTTTGTAAGTAATCCTAACGCGCCTTTAGTTATTGGTGGTTTAGTTGCAGGTTTTTTTGGTGTTAAATTGGCAGAGGATATTATCAAAGATATTGAATCCAGGGTAGGTACATTAAGTGAAGATGTTAAGCAAGGAATCAAAGATACCGTAGACATAAAACTCCCAACTTTTGGACAACCAGCTCCAACAGCTCCAACAATAAGCGACCTTTTTGATTTTATTAAGAGGGAAGTTGGATGAATCTTGGAGCGGTAATTGTATTGTTAAAACTTTTTGAGGAGAGCGGAATTACTAAAGTCTCACCCGACCTTCTTAGTAGACCATTTGGAAAACCACGTGGACCCGTTACTCCTCCCACTTCTACTGCAGGAGCGCGTCCCGATTGCGGACCAGGAAAGAAAGCAATCTTACAATTTGACTCTTGGGTATGTGTACCCGATTTTGATTAAACATGGAAATTACAGCCTTCGAATTAATAGGACTTGCTGTTTTCTGGAGTTTATTTTATTTCTTTCTTAGTCATTATATTGCAAACTTAAGCCGTGATGCTTGGGTGGAATATATCCGTAGTCCTGAATCTGACGAAATGTTACTTGAAGCACTTGATCCTATTGTAAACGAAATAGAAGATCGGATGCATGAAAAACTTGAAGCGTTTCAATCTTCTTTTTTTGGTTCCCTGGGTGCGGCCAGTAAAAAATTAGACCAGGCA